TGTCATCCAGTGGTGCCAGGCTTCCGACGCTCGACACCTCGGTGTTTTACAGCCAACCAAGGACTTTCGGATGCAACGGCTCGCGGAGCCGTGGAAACTGGAGGAAGAACTCCCAGCGTTGGAACTCGAAGCCTCGGAGTATTTCCAGAACGAATGGCAGGACGGGCGACCGATGCCGGATGAGGCCGCCCGGGTTTTCACGGTAGACTGTCAGCAAGATCACTACTGGGGAATCTTGCGGGTGTGGCTCAAGAACGGGCACTCACGGTTACTCTGGGCTGGAAAAATCCTGACCGTCGACCAGATCCGCGAGATTCAAACGCGCCTCAAAGTTCCAGACAAACGCACGCTGCTGGACGCTGGGAACTCATTCCATGGGCGTGTGTACGACACATGCGCCAAGTTTGGCTGGACGGCGCTCGTCGGGCGCGCCGAGGATCACTTCACAGTGCGCGGGCAGGACGGCAAACCGATCCGCCGGTACTACTCGGCACCGGATCGCGTGGTGGCACCGACGACTCGGGACGCCGCTGGAAAGCGCGTGTTCGTCACCTTTTTCTACTGGGCGTCTGATCCCATCAAAGACATCCTTGCAAACCTGCGCAACACCGGCTCGCCGGTCTGGGAGTTCCCGCAGGATGCACCGCCGGAGTACGTCCGTCACCTAAACTCCGAACGCAAACGGGCAACGGTGGACAAGCGAACCAAAAAAACGCGGCTGCGGTGGACCGCTACAGGCAGGCCCAACCACATGTGGGACGCCGAGGCCATGAACGTGCTGACCGCTCAGATTCTCGGCATTCTACCAGACATGATTTCCACCGCTCCAGAGGTTGACGAGCCTGCACCGGAGAGCTAGTCTACGGGCTCAACCAAAACCACCCTTTTGCGGGGGTGGACTCCGGGCAACTTGCCCCCGGCTCCCGAGTGGGATGTCCGGGGGTTTTGCTTGTCCCGATGCGTCTGGATAGATGGCTCCCGACCAAAAGCTCCTGCTCCAAGTCTTCCTGACACGCGACGTGGCTGAGTTGCGCGCCATCGTGGCTCAAAAGTTTGACCTAGTCAGCGCTGGCAAAAGCTCTCTGGTTTCCAGCTCCATCGACGGCGCATCATTCCAGTTCAACGTTGGCGGCACGCTTTCGCCGCTGGATGTGATGATGCTCGCGCAGATGGCCTTGAACTACAAGGCCGCCGGGATCAACGCGCCGGTGCGACGCACCCAGGCTTATTTCATATGACCTTTCTGGACCGCATCAAAAAGCTGGCGGGGTTTGGGACGCCGAAGGTGGGCGCAAATATCGGCGGAGCTTACCGCAGGCAGCGTCTTGTGGAGGGCGGCGTGTGGGCGGAACCATGGTGGAGAAATCACACCCAGAGCATCAGCAAAGAGTTGACCGTTGGCGAATGGCGCACGGTGAACAGCGCGGCTCGCAAACTGTACTGGAACAACGGCATGGTGAATGCCGCGATAGATCAAAAATCCATGCTGTCCGTTGGCATGGCGATGCGACCGATCTTTGTTGGCGCTGACAAGGAGTGGGGTAAGCAAGCCGAGGCTGTTCTTCTGGATTGGTTCCAGATTGCCTACATCGACGGCAAAAGCTGGTGGGAAGGGCTGCGGCTGGAGTCCACCGCCATCGACCGCGAAGGCGACCTGTTGACGATCCTGACCACGTCGCAAAACGGTTACCCGCAGCTTCAGCAGGTGCCGTGGCATCAGATTGGCTCCCGGGGGGACGATGGCATTCTGACGGAAGGCCGGTATCGCGGGTTGAGGATTTACAACGGAGTGATCCTTTCCAAAACCAACCGCGCCATCGCCTACCGCGTGCTGGGCGAGGACCAAAGCGGCGCAGAGGATCGGGACATCCCGGTGCAGGCTTGCATGTTGACGATGGACCCCCGCGAGGTCGACCAGGTGCGTGGGATCTCCGCTTTTGCTCCGGCGATTCGCGATTTGATTTCACTCAAGGACCTCGGTGACGACATCCAGAGCGCATCCCGGATGGCTGCTAAAATCGGGCTGCTTGTCACCAACCAACAGGGCATGGCAGACGCCAGCGACGCCTACAACGCGCTCACCGAAACCAACATGCCGCAGTGCGGTCCCGGGCTGCGGATTACTCCGATGGCCGGTGGTCGCATTGAGTACCTGACCGCAGGCGCTGGCGAGTCCATCGACCAGATCGACGCCAAAATCCCGACCGAGGCTCAGGATCGCCTGCAAGAAAGGCTCATCCGCAACGCTTTGCTGGCAGCGCAGTGGCCGCCGGAGTTTGGTTGGGACATGTCTAAGCTAGGCGGAGCATCTGCGCGAATTGTGTTGGAACAAGTCAACCGCATCACGTCCGAGCGTCACGCCTATCTGGCCGCGTTCTGCAAGCGAAGGTGTGCCTACGCAGTGGCTCGTTTTGTGGAACTTGGCATGCTGCCGGAGTACCGCGGCGCTGACCGTGACCGCGGCGGCGCGTACCAGTTCCGGTTTACGGAGCCAGCCAGGCTTACCGCGGATTCCGGCTACGCTTCCCGCGATGCCATCGAAGCCTACCGCGCAGGGATGCGCAGCATGACCGACATTCTCGCCAGCGGTTCCAAGACGCTTGAAGAGCACTTGGACGAAGTCGAACGCGAGGAAATCGAAATCAAAAAGCGCGTCGAACGCTCGGGCCTGACTCGCGATGTATTCGGCCTACTCACACCCAACGGCAATCCCGTTACATCCGTTCCCACAGAATGAAATTTCAACGCGTCATCGAACAAGTTTTTTACCGCCCTTGGTTGATCACGCCGGGCGGCTACGCTGCCGTCCGCAAGCTCGTTGAGGCGCGGCTGGTGCGCGCAAACGGGGAAGAGTACGAGGGGATGATGAAGTCCCAGCGCGAGCCGATGGAGATCGACGGGCAGGGCATCGCGCACATTTGCATTGAAGGCACATTGGCGAAAGGCATCAGCGCCATCGAAGCCTGCTGCGGCGTTTGGGATTATGAGTGGGTCGCTGAGGATCTCGAAGCCGCGATGGAAGCCAACGTGCGCGGCGTGCTGTTGGAAATCAACTCCCCGGGGGGCAGTTGCTCGGGCTGTTCGGAAATCACCGACCTCATCCAGTTTTTGAAGGTCCCGATTGTGGCCTATTCCGACGACACGGCTTGCTCTGCCGCGTACAACATCGCCGTGTCCTGCGACAAAGTTTACGGCTCGATCGGTTCAACCTGGGGCAGCATCGGGACCATTATCCCGTGGACGGATCAGTCTGGCATGTACGAGGAAGAAGGGCTGAAGTGGGACCCGATTACCTCGGGCCCGCTCAAAGGCGCAGGCATGGGGCCGTCCTTGACGCCAGCGCAGCGCGCCAGCCTGCAGCAGCTCGTCGACGACAGTTTTGCACAGTTTCGCGACAACGTGCTTCGCAACCGGCTTGTGGCCGACGAGTACATGACCGGCGCAGCTTACTTGGCACCGCGAGCCAAGGCAGCAAACCTTATTGACGGCACCGGAAATCAGGAGCTTGCGTACCAGACTTTGCTTGGTATGTTGTAGCCGTTCAGTTTGTTCATTGGGTTCATTGGCCCGCTCTGGTTTCATGGCCGGAGCGGGCTTTTCCTTGTCCCGACTTCCTTGGTTGTATGGAGTCTCCTGCAACCCTCACCGACGCGCTGGCCGCGCTCTCTGCCGCGCAGGCAGACCTCGCCGCGCTTAACGCGCTGACCGCCGAGCACTCGGCAGTTGTCGCCAATTTCGAAGCACTCAAGGCCCGCAGCGCGGAACTCTCCGCTGCACTGGACCTTGCCAACGCCAACAACCGCGACCTGGCTGCCGCGCTCGACGCGATGAAAGCCGCCGAGGCTGACGCAGCCGCAAAGGCTAACGCGATTGTGGCAAACCTGGGCGTGGCTCCGGTGGCCATCGTTCCCGAAGAACTTTCCGCGCCGAAGACCCGCAGCGAACTCTGGGCGCACTACATGACTCTGGGCTTTGTCGAGCGTAATGAGTTTTACGCCGCGAACCGGAAAGCAATGCAGCTCTAACCCTCACACACTAAATCACTATGGCCCTCAATGGCGTTTTCCTCGCACAGATTGCTCAGCAATCGCTCCCGTTCCTGACCAACGCGTTTGCTCCTCTCCGGGGCATTACGACCGATTTCAGCACCGACGTCGCATCCGCTGGCAGCTCGGTGACCACCCGTTTCGCGACGGTCCCGTCCGTCGTCGACATCACGAGCGCTGGGTATGCTCCCGTCGCCGGTGACACGACCGCTCGCACGATCTCGCTCGACCAGCATCGCGGCGTGACGCTGGGCTTCACCGACATCGAAGTCCTGCAGTCGTCCATCAACTTCCAGAACCTGTTCCTCGCTCCGATGCTCCAGGCCTTGGGCGCTGACATGTTCGGGCAGCTTTGGAATCTGGTCACTGCTGCGAACTTCGCGCAGACTCCCTTGTCCTCCAGCGCAGCCAACTTTGACCGGCAAGACGTGATCGACCTTGGCGTGACGCTGACGCAGACGCTCAAGGCTCCCAAGATGGGCCGCAGCGTCATTATCAATCCGGCTTACTACGGCGCGATTTCCAAAACGTTCATCAGCGCGGAAATCCCCGGGATCACGCCCTTCAAGGCTGAAGGAACCGTCCCGCGCGTGTCCGGCTTTGACATATACGAGTCCGACCTTTGCGACGCCAACAGCGAAGCACTCGCCGGGTTTGCTCTGCACTCCAGCGCGCTCATCATGGCAGCCCGCCGGGTGAACCCCGAAGCCGCTCTCGCCGACTCGATCGAGATCGCTGAAGTGGTTGTTCCCGATCTGGGGCTCCCGCTTACGTTCCGCAAGTATTACAACCGCGAGCTGGGCCAGACCTGCATCAATGTGTCCTGCATCTGGGGCGTTGCCAAGGGAACCGGCATGGGCGTTCGCATCGTCACTCCCTAACTGATCCCCCTTTAAGCAGAGGCTCCGCTCTTTACGGGGCGGAGCCTTTGCTTCATCCGAGTATCTCAACAGATGAAAATTTCCCTCGTAATCGAAGACACCGGCGCAGGCCCGCAGGTGATTTTCTCCTCACCGGAACCAGCTGACGCCAGGCAGTTTTTCAAAGCGCACACGAACCCCGGCAAGCTGGTGCTGGTGTGCAACCCGACTCCCGACAACTTCCGCACGATCCGGGGCACGCCGGTCGTGGAAACCGTGGCAGTCAAAGCGCCAATTCGCCGCGTCAAAGAACCGCTTCTGTAAATGTCTGACTGGCGCGACATAACCGCAACCGCACTCGGCGACGCTCTCGGGTACATGCAAGCCGACAGCGCGACGTACCAGGGCGTCACTGTGGACTGTGTTGCATCCGAGCGTGAAAGCCAGACGCTGGCAATCGGCGGTTTTGAATCGCACTTCATCGGCTCTGTCCGGCTCGCAAAAGCTGGATTTCCGGTACCAGTGAAAGGCAGCAAAATCTCGGTGAACGGCACAGAGCGCCGAATTGGCGACGTGGCAGAGGACCCGGTTTCGTGGACTTTGTACCTGGAGGACGTTACGCGATGATGGATCTCCTTACATGCGAAGTAATCCGCGATGAGATTGCGCCTGATTTCGATGGCGTGTACATCGGACTGCCGCACGACGGCGACAGCATCACCATGCCGTGCGTTTTGCTTGATCTCCGGGGGGATGCTCTAGTGGGAGGACCGCTGCAACGTGGAGCGCTTACGGCAGCCGTGATGAGCCAGGCGGATGA